GTTTTGAGTATCGTCTTAAAGTCAAAAACACGGACGTGAATCTCTGGCGGTGCATTCTCGTCGTTCAGAATAAGCCCCGAGTGTTCGAGCTTCTCGGATGGATCGTGGCACAGGACGCGAAGCACCAGCGATGGGTTGACGATCCCGGCAGCCGGGGCAAGCCCGCCTACTTCGTGCCGCGTTCAGAACTGCGCCCAATTCTCGACTTGGAGGTGTGACTGATGACGGAACAGGAATGGCGGGACGAGGGCTGCCGTCTGTTCGGCCCCGATATGACACAGTGGAAATTTGCTTGCCCGGCGTGCGGCCACATCGCCAAGGCAAAGGACTGGCACGACGCTGGAGCCCCGCCCGGCGCTATCGGCTACTCCTGCGTAGGCCGATGGACGGGACAGATGGGCGTAGACGGCTTCGAAGGGAACGGGCCGTGCAACTACTCTGGCGGCGGCCTGATCGGGCTCAACCCCGTCAAGTTCGCAGTCATAGACGACGACGGGGAAGTGTCCGAGGTCGGCATCTTCGCCTTCGCTGCCGAGGAAGGAGCGCTCGATGCCGTATCCGAAGAAGGGGAACACAACCATCCGTGACGTCGGTGACCTGACCGACGGCGAACTCGACAACCACATCACCAGCCTGACGGAGAAGATCGATTCCCTCCAGCAAAAATACGACCAAGGGATGGACGGCAAATCTCTGAACCGAACCGTAGCGTCGATCCTTAGCGCCAGATGGGCCAAAGAGATCTACGTCGAGGAGAAATGGGACCGCGTACTACTCCGGCAGCCCCGCCGTTTTCGTGACGACGTGGCCGCTCGACTGGCGAAGGGCAAGCGCAAACTGGAGCGGGCGAGAAAGGCAGAGGGCTCGCAAGGCGCTGCCTGACAGGCAGTTACGGCACCCGAAACCAGTTAGACGTTGACGCCGCGCAATCAGTAGGGCTACATTCCTTCTGACGGCGCGGCGTTTTCCTTGAGGTCCTCTAGCGGAAAGGAACGATGTCTGGACAGATTGGGCGACCCTCGAAGCTCACTCCCGAGACGATTGAAGCCCTGTGTAACAACGTGAAGCTGGCCCTCCCCTATCGGGATGCGGCTCGGCTGGCAGGGATCGGGATGAGCACTTTTATGCGTTGGAAAGAGCGTGCCAAGAAAGCCAAGACCGGCGAGTACCGAGATTTTTGGGATCAACTTCAGGAAGCTGAGGCCGAGGCGAAGCGATTTGTCCTCAACCGGATTCAACGTGCCGGGGAGAAGGATTGGCACGCACTAGCCTTCATCGCACGCACTCGATGGCCTGAAGACTTCGCTGAAAAGGTCCGTACCGAGATCTCGACGCCAGAGGACAGGCCCCTCGATGTGAACTTCCGAGTGACAGTCGTCAAGCCCGAGAGCAACGGCCACGGCAACGGCAGCAACGGCTCGGGCGACGATGACGACTGATGGATCTCGACATCAAGTTCTCGGACGGGCAGTACGAAACCTTCTTCGAGAACACGACCGCCAAGTTCAAGATCATTCCGAAGGGGCGGCGGTTCGGGATGACACAGGGCGCAGCGCAAGCCTTCGTGATGTGGATGGCAGCAGGGGCAACGCCCTTCCTGTGGGGCGACACTGTCGCCGGGAATATTGACCGATACGTTGAACGCTATTTCATTCCCGTCCTACGCAAGCTGCCACCGGAGGTCCCGTGGCAATGGATGAAAACGAAGCGAGTCCTCTACGTCGGGGACGCCGTTTGCGACTTCAGGTCAGCCGACCGTCCGGAAAACTGGGAGGGGTTCGGCTACAAGAAGATCTTCCTCAACGAAGCTGGCATCATCCTGAAGGACCGATACCTATATCAGAACGCCGTCCTCCCCATGCTGATCGACTTCCCCGATTCGCAACTCATTGCCGCTGGCACTCCAAAGGGTGCCATCGGCATTTTTTTCGAGCTGCACCAAACGGCCAGCCGGGACAAGTCGGGCCGCTATTGGACAGCGACCTACCCGACGTTTCTCAATCCCTTCTTGTCGTCGGAGGACGTCGAGGAACTTCTTCAGGACGTGCCAGCGTCAGTCTACCAACAGGAGATCCTCGGTCGGTTTGTGGACTTGGAAGGGACGCGAGTCAAACGGGAGTGGCTGCGGTCACAGTGGCAGGACCCCGAGTTGCTGCGCACCGTTGTGGGCGTGGACCTCGCTATCGGCAAGACCGACGCCTCGGATTGGGTGGCGTGCTGCGCACTCGGCCGGCGACCGGACAAGGGCTGGCACGTTCAGTCCGTCAAGCGGATGCGGGGAACGTTCTTCGAGCAGAGGGAATTCATTCGGGACTTCAGCCTTCAGTGGAAGGCTCGGTCCGTGGGTGTCGAGTCCAACGCCTACCAGATGGCAATGGTGCAGGAACTTCTGCGCACGACCGAACTGAACGTTCGCGCCGTCAACCGAGTCAAGGACAAGCTGTTTTGCTTCGAGCCTGTCGAGTCCCGATACGAACAGGGCCTGATCTCTCACGACCCCGACCTCGATGCCGCGTTCATTGACGAGTTGCTGTCGTTTGGTTCGGGGCAGGGACACGACGATATGGTCGATGCGCTGGTCAACGCCTACGAGGTTGGACGGCGGCAAGGCAGCGGCGGCATAACGGTCCACGACGTAGAGGAACAAAGAGGCGGGACTGTGTTCGGCGGCGTAAGGACAAAGGACTTCTAGGAGGCAACGGATGGGCATTATTCAGCGGCTGGCAGAACGCGTCGCCAGAGGCGGCGGGACCGCAGAGCAGAAAGACAAGCTGACGCAATCCATCGGCGTGACCGGGACAGCCTTCTACGGCGGGCAGATCCAGTCGAACGAATACAACGCCGAGTTGAAGGGCCAGAAAGCGTCGTCGACCTACGACAAGATGCGACGGTCCGACGCCCAAGTGAACGCCATCCTGTCCGTTGTCAAGCTGCCCATCCAAGCGGCAACGTGGTCGGTGACCGTTCCCGACGAGAACGACGCCGTGCAGGAGTTCCTTGAGGAGGCTCTGTTCGACCGGCTCAACTTCCAGTCCCTACTTCGCCACGCGCTGCTGATGTGTGATTTCGGCTTCGAGCTGATGGAGAAAGTCTACGTCTACGATCAGGGCAAGATGTGGCTCGACAAGGTCTCCCATCGGGACCAGAAGACGATCTGGAAATGGAACGTGGACGAGAACGAGGACCTTGAGTCCGTCACACAGCAAGCCCGCAAGGGCAGCGTCTACGACACGATGGACATTCCGGCGAACAAGATCCTGCTGTTCACGTTCAACCAAGAGGGAAACAACTTCGAGGGCATCAGCCTTCTCCGCTCGGCATACAAGCACTGGTTCATCAAGGATGGCATCTACAGGATCGACGCCATCGCTCACGAACGGTTTGGCATTGGCGTGCCGTACGCGAAGGCGCCCGAGGGATACACCGAGACGCAAAAGGACGCCGTCGAGGCCTTGATGAAGAACTACAAGGCGGGCGACCAGTCGTACCTGTTTATCCTGCCCGAGTGGGAAATCGGGATCCTCGGCGTCCAAGGGACCCAGCGGTACGACCCTCTGCCGTCCATTCGGCACCACGACGAAATGATCAGCCGCTCGGTGCTGGCGCAGTTCTTGAATCTCGGCACGACCGGAACGGGCAGCTACTCCCTCGGCGACTCGATGACGGACCTGTATATGTTCGCCCTGAAGGCCATCGCCGATCAAGTCAAGGCCGAGATCAATCAGTCCGTCGTTCGCCAGTTGCTTGACTTGAACTTCGGCCCGAACGCGGAAGGGGAAGTGACGTACGCTGACCTCGACACGACCCCGCCGAAGGAAGTCGCAGAGATGCTGAAGACGCTGTCCGATTCCAAGATGCTGACGTACACGCCAGAGACAGAGCAGCACGTGAGAGGGATCGTAGACCTCCCTCTGCTGCCTGAGGACGAGGAAACGGACGACGACACGCAGCCAGAGCCGGGGTCTCCCGGGGTTGACGATGACGATGACGTAGAAGCCGGGGGCACCAACGATCGCACGGGAGACGCAACGAGCCGCGGCGGTGTGACTATTGTCATTGCGTCCGAGACAGCATTCGATCCTACCTCCCCTCACCGCCCCCTTCTCCCTTGCGAGGAGGTGGTGAGCTTTGCCGAGATCGACACGCAGCTACGGACTACGCGACAACGCATCGTCCGTGCGTTCTCTCGGTTCAAAGATGAGTGGACCACTATTATTACCGAGCAACTAGATCTCGCACTAGCCGACGGCAATCCAAGCGACGTGGCCGACGTGAGGATCCCCGACGAACTGAGGGCGAAGATCGAGCGAGCCGTCAAGATCGAGTTGATGGGGATCTACGCCTACGGCTTCAGGAGCGTTCGTGCCGAGTGGCAGTCCACGCCAAACACGATGTCCGGAGGGCGGGGCAGCCGCTACGCTGACGACCTGCTCGACCTCGAGGAAGTGGAGCATCTGTTCGTTGCACGTGCACGTCGTTTCACTGCCCGTATGGCTGCGCGGTCTGAGGGCGTCGCAGTAGACCGTGCGCTGTCCGTGTATCGCACTAAGGGGGAGGACTTTGGGCAAGAAGACCTCGCTGCGATACGTGACGAGCTTGACGCACTAGCTGACAGCACTGTCGAGGCCGAGGCCCGGCAGACTGTGTCCGAGGCGTTGAACACGGGCCGAATGGCCGCAGCCAAGTCGCTAGAGGAAGAAATCGAGTATGCGACCTACTCGGCCATCCTCGACCAGAACCTCTGCGCCGAGTGCAAGCGATACGACGGGCAGCAATTCCAAGTCGGGACGAGTGACTACAGAGCAGCAGCACCACCCAACCGAGCGTGCTTCGGCGGCGGGGCGTGTCGTTGTGTCTACGTCTACACCTTCCGCACTGAGGTCCAAGTCCAATAGCTTGCCGCAGAGAAGGTGGGGTCCGCATCCGTTGTTAGGTGGGGTTCGTGGGCGATGCGGGCGGCGAGTTGTTCATCAACACGGAGGCTCCAATGCCGATGATCACCGAGCGTGAGCAGGTTCGCATCTTCGTGCCGCTGCCAGACACGATCAAGTTCGCCGAGGACGACGCTGCCGAGGACGAGGGCAAGACTGCGCTCATCCAGATCTGTATGACCGGGGAGTTTAGCCATCCGTACTATGGCGACTTCGAGATCACGTCGAAGCACTTGCGCGAGATGCAGCGCAACTTCAAGAGCCTCGACAGAGAGGTCGTACTGGACTACAACCACTCCGTGGACGCCACGCCCGAGGGCTCGAAGGCCGCTGGCTGGTTTGACAAGGACCACGGCCTGAAGGTCAAGTCTGGCGGCACGAAGCTCTACGGCCTCGTCCACTTCACCGAGCAAGCTGTCGAGTACATCCTTGCTGGGGAGTACCGTTTCACGTCGCCCGAGATCGTTTGGGAATACACCGACCCGAAGACGTCGAAGAACGTCGGTGCCGCCCTGCTGGCGACAGCGCTCACCAACCGCCCCTTCCTGACGGGAATGGATCCCGTCGAATTGTCTGAGGGCGTTGTCACCGTTCACGCCATCTTGCCATCCGCGTCCGCCCGCTCTCCCGAAGCCGAACCGCCCGACGACGGCGAGGCTGCGGAGCCGGGAGGGCAACCACCCACCGAGCCAGAAGGAGGCGACGGTATGAAGTTCAACGACACGAGGGTCCGCGAGATCCTCGAACTGGAGGAGTCGGTCGAGTTGACCGACCAGCACAGGGCCGACGCGTTCGACAAGTTGGACGAGTACGCGAAGGCCGAGCCCGAGGGCGTACTGCTCACAGAAACCGAGCACACGCAACTTCAGGCTGACGCAACGGCGGGGCAGGAAGCCGTCGAGCAGCTTCGTGGCGTCGAGGCCCGGGACAAGGTCGAGCTGGCCATTCAGGCCCGCAAGGCCGTTCCCGCCGAGCGCGAGACGTTGGAGAAGATGGCTCTGTCCACGCCCGAGTTGTTCGCGGAACTGGTCGAGTCCCGCCCCGAACTGGACCCCGCTCTGTTCGTGGAAGCCGGGTCGGGCGAGGCCAGCGAGGACGGCGGCAACGCCGAAGCCGTGGGCCTGTTCGTTCAGGAGCAGCAGAAGGAGGGCGTTGTTCTCGCCGAGGCCTACAAGGCCGCGACCAAGAAGTTCGGTGCGGAAGCCTTCAACGAATGGAGGTACCCGAACCGGAAGGTGTCCTGACGGCTTGATCGTGAACGTGGGCCAAGCCAACGCAGCGTAGCGTCAACTTCAAGCAGGAGGAATTCAAAGTGGCTACCGAAGGTCAAATCATCAGCAGGTCGTTTCCGGCCAGCGCGGACCTCTCGACGAAGCAGTATATGGCCGTCGCGCTGGACACCAGCGGCAATCTGGTCGTGGAAGACGGCGACGCGGATCCCCTCGGCATTCTGTTGGACAAGCCCGCCGCTCTGGCGCGGGCGGGTGCCGTGGCTTTGACGGGCAGCATCACGAAGGCGCAGGTGTCCGGAACCATCGTGCGGGGTGCCTACCTCGCGCCCTCGGGCAACGGCACCGTCAGTGGCTACCTCATTGCGACGACCACGGACACGGACGAGTACATCGCCATCGCCCTCGACGCGGACACCGCCGACGGGACAACGGCCATCATCGACGTGCAGGTCATCAGGGGCAACTTCGCTGGATAGTAGAACAGCGAAGTCCCTCGTTGTGACCGCGTGACTCAAGACACTTTTCAGGAGGTAGCAAGATGAATCCCACGGCTGGCGATGTTCACGTTGATGCGGCCCTCTCGGCTGTCAGCGTGAGCTACAGGAACCCGAACTTCATCTGGGAAACCATCTTCCCGGTGATCCCGTCCGACAAACAGTCGGACAAGTACTTCACGTACGACAAGGCCGACCTCATGCGGAACGAGGCTGCCGTTCGCGCCCCCGGGACTCTGGCGCAGCGCGGCGGGTACCGTGTGTCGAACACGGCCTACTTCTGCGACAACTATGCGTTCGGAAAAGCGACTCCGGACGAGGCGGCGCAGAACTCGGATGAAGCACTCGACCAGCAGAACGCGGACACTGAGTACGTGTCCGACATGGTCCAGCGCAAGGCCGAGATCACTCTCGCGGCGGCAATCTTCGCCACATCAGTTTGGGGAACTGACAAGTCTGTCTCGGTACAGTGGGACACGTACGCCACGTCCAACCCCATCGACGACGTTCAGGCGGGCATCGACATCGTGCTCCAGAACACAGGGATGGAACCGAACACGCTGGTGCTCGGGCAGCAGACGTGGACCGAGGGCATCAAGAACCATCCCGACTTCGTGGACCGCCTGTCGAATCAGGCGACGATGGTCCTCCAGTTGGAGACAGCGGCGGCCATTCTCGGCGTCCCCAAGATCATCGTCGGGAAGGGATCGTATAACACGGCGGGCGAGGGCGAGACGTTCAGCGGCTCCTACATTTGGGGCAAGAACGCCTTGCTGTGCTACGTCCCCGGCGCACCCGGCAAGCGGACTCCCGCCTCTGGCTACACGATGAGATGGGGCCCGCAGACAGTCCTGCGGTACAGGGACACGCCGCCCGGCCTGAAGCAGGACGTGATCGAGGCGCACGATTACCTCGACTTCGTCGTGACGGGTTCGGACCTCGGGTATTACTTCGACGCCGTCGTGGCGTAGGAGGGCCGTTGAAGGAGGACATTCCATAGGGCGTTGACACGGAAGGGAGTTTCAAGATGGCACTCAAGAAGTTCAGGCGTCAAGTCTACATCCCGTCGCTCTACGACAATACGATTGTAGAGCCTGCCGACATCGCAGCCCTCGCCGTCACTACGGCCAAGCTCGCCGCGGACGCGGTCACGGCTGCGAAGTTGGCAGACGACGCCGTAGTGAATGCGAACCTGTCTGCCGACCTCGTCAAGACGTTGTGCTTCCAGTACGACTTCGCCGACCTTACTGGCGCACAGGGAGCACTCACCCTGACGGACCGCAGTGACGCAGCGCAGACGATTCCAGACAACGCAAACATTCTAACGGCGTACGTCGAGGCCATCACCACGACCACGTCAGAGGGCTCGGCGACGATTATGCTCGGCATCACCAACGACACGAACGCGTTCGTTGCTGCGACGGCGATGGACAATGCGCTCTATGCCGCTGGTGCGCTGACCGAACTGACCGCCGCCATCCCGCAGAAGACCGCCGCTGCCGAATCCGTACTGGCGACGGTAGCGACTGCCGACCTGACGGCCGGCAAGTTCAATGTATGGGTGACCTACACCGAAGGCGACTGATAACGGGATTACGTAATTCTGTAATCCGCGTCGTCGTAACCTTGTGAAGGGAGAACCGGACGATGAGCAATAAGGTGCCAACTGACACCGCTGCCATCCCACAGCCCGGCTCACCGGGAGTCCTCCGTTTGACAGGTGGCCCGCCGTCACCTATGGACCTCGCGGAGGACTCCCGCCCTTCCAACTCGATCACGTTGGAGCGCGGGACAGCCACAGCCCGTGAATTGAAGTACGCAATTGTCATTCCGTTTTCGTGGGATGCTTCACCCCGAGAGTTCACTTGCAGTCTGGACGCTCTCAAGCATCCCGGGGAGAAGGAGGGAAGCCGCATATGGGTCGACGGGGCCGAGATCGGCGAAATGCGGAACGAAGGCATCAGGAAGGCAAGGGACGAGCTGCAGATGACGGGCGATGATCGCCTACTCTTTGTGGACGCGGATATGCAGTTTGACTCCGAGGCCTTTCTGAAGCTGGCTGACAACGACTTGGACATCGTGAGCGGCTGGTGCAGGAAGAAGCGCCGCCCGTTTGCGTCGGCGATGGCCTTGTTGGATGATCGTGATGGGAGGTACTACCCGTTCGAGCCCGCCCAAAGCACAGGGCTTATGCGTGTTGATGGCGCAGTGGGCGGCGCCTTCATCTGTGTCAAGATGAAAGTGTTCGAGACAGTCGAGACCCCGTGGTTCATTCGTCGGCAGCAGCTTGACGACCGGATCGTGGACCGCGACGACTTTGTGGGCGAGGATTTCAATTTCTGTGATCGAGCACGCAAGGCGGGTTTTGACATCTACGTCGATCTTGACGTGAAGGTCGGCCACGGAACTCGGGCCATAATCACTACGGGCGAGAACGGAAACCCCGTCGTGCTCGTACGCTGAAAGGAGACCTACTGTGCGGATTGTCGTGACTAAGACCCTCGGGCCGAACATCGTGAAGGGCAGCATTCTGACTCTCCCGGCAGGGACGATCAGTAAGCTGTCCAAGGACGAGGGGAACTCAAAGTGGTACCAACTTGCTCACCGAGCCGACCGGAAGGAACGCCTTGCTGGCGCTGCGGAGCGGCAGGAAGCAAGAACAGGAAAGGCGGTGCTCGATGGCGTTGACGCATAGAGTTCCTGCCAACATAGATGTGGGCAACGGAGCGACGGTAGCGGCTGCTGGCACGACACTTGTGATGGCGGCAGTTGACCTGTCGCAGATCAAGGACTTCGGCGTCTACGTCCGGAACAACGGCGCGGTTGCGCTCGACGCTTTTGTCCTTGAGGCGCGGCCCAAGGATCAGGCAGACTCGTACTGGGTGACAGTAGACAACTCGACGTTCGCGACACTCGCCGCCGCTGCGGCCCTGCGGCTGGCAATTGCGAACAACCCGGCTGGCGAGTACCGGGCTCACGCATCGGGGAACGCTGGCACGACTGACGTCGATGTCTTTATCAGCGGAGGCGGCTGATGGCCATTTCTGTTGGCGTGGATGGCTACTGCGTGCTGGCTGACATCCAGTCGAAGAACCAGCAGCGGACTTACTCGGCCTCGACTACGCCGACGAGCGGCGAAGTTGAGGCGTTCATTACGGACGGGTTCTACGACCTGAACGCTGCACTGGACGCCATCGGCACAACGACGCCAGTTGCTTCCTCGGCAGTCTACGCGACGCGCTGGCTGAAGATCTCCAACATCCTCTACGCAGCCTCGGAAGCCGAAGACGCGACGTATTCGGCGGGCGGCGAGGAGGAGCGTGGCCGCGCCGAAGAGATGAAAGAGCAGTACGCCGCTCGCGTCGAAATGCTCTTGGAGAGAACGGTCACGCTCAAGGACGCATCGGACACGGACGACACGCCCGAGGCGAAAAAGGACGAGACGTTCGGCGGGCAGTTCAACCTCGACGCAGATGGCGACGAGCGCGATCCCATCTTCACTCGCACGATGAATTTCTAAATGGCCCTGCCCGACTTCTACAAGCCCGCGCCCCGGTTCGCTGGAGGGAGGGGCGGCATCCGGTTCACGTTCGAAGTGTTCGGACAGAAGCAAGTGGACAGGATGATCGGTGCCGTGTTGGAGAACGGGACCGACTTCAAGAAGGCGTTTCGCGAGTTGGGCAAGGACTTCTACCGCGAGGAAGAAAAGCAGTTCGACACGCAGGGCAAGCGCACGGGCAAGAAGTGGAAGAAGCTGTCGAAGAATTATGCGAAATGGAAGAAGGCGCACTATCCCGGCAGACTAATTCTCGAACGGACGGGCGCACTCAAGCGCAGTTTGACAAACAAGCGTTCAACAGGCGCAATCTACAGCGTGCAGCCGTTGTCCTTTGTCATAGGAACGAAAGTGTCCTACGGCATCTATCATCAGCTTGGGACTCCGACAGGGCTGCCAGCCCGACCTCCGATACGGCTGACCGACAAACAGAAGGACAGGTGGATGAAGATCCTTCACGCACACCTCGTCGCCTACGGGCGGCTGGGCGAGAGAGTGGTGGTCTAGATGGCCCTGACGACAGACGTGTCGCTCGATCCTGTTTCAGTTCTCGACGGGCTGTTCACTCTCCTGAAAGCGAACCTCCCCGCGAAGCTGAACGCACTCGACACGGCCTACAACGACGGCATCGTCCTCGCTGACATCGACAATGGCAGTTACTACAAGGTGCGGTTGCCGAGGTACGACCGTTACCCGGCGATGGGCGTGAGCCTTCAGACGTCCGATCCGTGGGGCGAGGGCGACACTGACGGAGGCGACCAAGGCGTGGGTTTCTTTCTTTCGCGTCACACATATTTTCTGCATCCGATGATCGTGTCTAACGAGTCCGTCAACTCGATGATTCAGGGCGAGGTTGCACAGACTCGGCTTGCGCGGACTGTGCGAGGCATCGTTGAAGTGATCATCGCCAATCAGCAGTTCACTTACGCTACGACCAGAGAGACGAAGACCGTCTACCTAAACGGGACGACGTGGGACGTGGCGACCGAGATCCAAGAACGGGTTTGGGGCGCGGAGGCCGCAATCGCCGTCACTGTAGCGACCTGACAGGAGGAAAGGATATGGCTGCTGCCGCTGCTGGAGCAAGAGAGAATGCCGCGTGGGGTTACAAGACGGGCGAGACGAGCGTAGTCACTCTCGGCGGGACGACTATTGGATTCCCGGAAGGGAGTGTCGAGGTGTCCGTCCCGAGAGACTACGCGTACCTGAAACTGGACAGCGACCGCGTTCAGATCGCTGCCGTGTGCGTGTCCAAGGAGTTGATGGTGTCGTGCGGGATGGGCGAAGTGCTAGAGGCGAATCTCCAGTACGCGCTCGACAATGACGCCGCCGCCGGCAGCGTCTTGACTATCGACGACGATATGGGCAGCACGGTCGCCCTTCTCGTCAATACGTACCCGCCGAATGAAGTTGGCGGCAACGACACGCGAGTGCTGTCAGTGCCCAAGGCGCTCGGCATCGGCGACGGGCCGTGGTCGATCACGAAGGACGACAGGCAGATTCTTCCGGCGTCGTTCAAGGCCATCGCGAATACGAGTTCGCTGCTGGCTACGATTACGGACTCTTACACGTAGAGCCCTCCCTGACGCACAGAGGCGTGCGACACGGGGAGTTCTCTGGCTGGCTGGTGTAGGAGTATAGACTTGCTGCTGCGCCTGTTAGACGCGATTCGAGGTAGCGTATGGGCATCATATACTGCAAGCGAAGTGAGCCGCTGGGCATCGACGCGAACGTGCGCCGCAACCCCGACGGCGAGACTGAGGTTGTCATCGGCGGGATGAGAATCCACGGGCAGGACTGGCTCGACGTTGCCGAACAGGTCAAGGAGGTCCGAGGCGATGGAAGCAGTGACTATTCGACGGGAGCTACCGCAAGGGACGCCACCCGAGACGACAGCGCGTAGAACTACCGCCGCGAGGGCTCGCGTAGCAATTGCGATGGCCATCAAGAAAGGGATCCTTGAGAAGGGGAGCCCCGTTCTCGATTTTGGCTGTGGCGATCTCTACGCGGGCCTTTTTGGTGTCCTTACGTCGGTACTGTGGACGGGTACCTACGTTGGGCTCGACGACGACCTGCCGTCGTCGCGACTAGCCGAGTGGGAGAAGCGCGGCGCTGGCCCCGGGCAGACTGTCCTTGTCCACGAAACGAAGATCGATCTCGATGTGGGCGACGAGCTGCCGCTGCCGCCCGTCGACAAGCACCCACTGAAGCAAGTAGCCGTTGCGTTCGCCGTGAACACTCTGTCTCGATGCGTGAACCGGGCGCGAGTTGTTCAGGACCTCAAGCGGGTAGCGTCAAGCGTGGTTGTTGTGGGCGGCTGCGACACGACCGATCTCGATGCGTGGGAATTTCAGCAAGTCGGCGAACACTATGGCCGCGAGGATCCCGAGGCGTGGGGCATTTGGTTTGACCATCGTGCGGAGAGTTACTACCGCCGCCGAGCCGCGTTCCCCGAATCGGTGAGCGGCTACTTTGCGACAGAGAAGGGCGGCAGGGATGCGTTTTTCGGCCAGCAGCTAGGCGTCTGTCAGTACTGTGGGCAGATTGACTTCACCGCCAAGAGCCAGTTCGGGTGCGCGAAGTGTGGCAAGCCGAATGCAGTCAGGAGGAAGGCGTGAGCGAAAACAAGATCCTCCTAGTCCCTGACAGTGCCACCGATGCCCCTGCCGGCCAAGACTCTGAAGAAGCCGAGCAGCGCATCATATGGGAACGCCCAACCGAAGTGATGGCGGGCGGCCAGATGTGGCGCGTCTACGCAAAGAGCGAAGGACAACTTGGCGCAGTAGATGCCGCACTACAGGAATGGATCGACGCGATGATCCGGTCCGAGAGGCGCACGGGCAAGAAGTGGCGTTGGTGGTGGCGGCGGCGTCACAACGTCGAT